CTGGCGACTTCGCAAAGCACCAGCCTTCAAACATACCGACAAGGAGTAAAATTAACGCTCTTGTGCACTCAATCATTGTCTTACGACTATGAGATACACTCAGGCGCCTCCAGGAACATTGTTCCTGAAGAAAAACCTCCTCGCCTTCCGTTAGAAAGCTGAAACAATGCTCACACGGTTTCATCCGTGACCATATGGCCGATCCATATGGATTTCTCACTCTTCCCTAGTGAGTATTTGTGTTTTAGTCTCTTCACTGAGTACCCCTAAATCGGAGTAAATTCGCCCCAATCGAATAGAGCAGGTGTGCACCCAAAGAACACAGGCTGAAAATCAACTCCACCGGCATAGTAAAACTCTGCCCACGGGGAAGAGACAGTTCCCGAAAGATCAGTCTCTGTTGTCCAGCACGTGTCCAAGCGGAAGTTGTCAAACGCATTGACACCACTGCCACCTACATCACTAGGCACATACACACGGAAACGGTGTGGTTGATACTGAGGGCTCACAGCGCTCAAAGCTGACTGTGTAACCTCTTTTGTCAGTGTGGCCCCACGCTGACCATTTCCTGTAGTACCTGCTTTGCCAGTCGAAGTTGTTGGGATAGCACTAAAAGTGTTCCACAACAAAGTCTTATTGGCAACTGCGAGTTGATTTCGATTCGTTGGATTGGGATAACCGCCAGTCACAACTAGCACATCTCCTGGATAACGCTCCAGGCGGGCATATTCAAGACGACGGCCACAATTGTTCGTTGCACCACAAATATTTGCTGACAATACAATGGATCCACGATAGCCCACAAAGAGCTCCGCGACCCAAGACAAAGGGTGTGCAATACAAAAGCAGCCATTGGCTGTAGACCCGGTTGCGGGATTCGTCATTTGATGAGGACCAAATGAGAAAACCCCGTACCACCACGGCATACGTGGCATAAAGGTCGATGCCATAATCGTCCCTGATGCAGTGAGCCCTGGATTCCCCAAACGGGTTATCATGCTCAAACTGGTTCGATGCACAAGTGGACGCAACGACTGGACATGTTCGCCTACACTGACGGTCGCCAAGTATTCTCCTGATTTGCCGCTTTTTCCATCGATAACAACGGAAGATTGCAGCTCATGAGGAGTAAACTTCAAAGGCAACTCGTTAGGTTGTGCAAATTGAAAATCACTACCCGGACGCTGGAACACCAAGACCGTAATCGAAGGTGCTGCAACTGGTCCTGATAGGACATTCTGCACACGAACATTCAGATAGCCATTAACAGACAGGAGAGAAGAACTTCCCGACGTATTCCACATTGGAGTGGCTGTTGCAGTGTTCAAAAAGTTTGACTTAGCTTTAAATGGAACTTCAAATTCGACAAAATCGTCTTCGTCCAAGTCCACCAGCTTCGTAAAACAAGTCGTTTCAGTGTCATAATTCGACGTGTTATCCACAATGGGATCCCACGATATACGAATACGTCCTCGATGATACTTAGTCTTAACAAACTGAAAACGATAGATAATTGAACCCCGCCATAGGCGAAACATCCGCGCCACATAGGCAGAGGGCGTAAAGTGATACAGAGTACCCGACTTCGATCCTTGTGTGACAGTCTCCTTATGCTCCAATGAAGGAGTAATCGGGAAAGTCATCAAACTTGCTTCAGGACTCTGATTGGACCAGGTAAACTGGCCAATATAAGATTCTCTCAAAACATTAGCAAGAGCAAGTGGATCCGATGAATCGGTGCCTGCAACAGAGTTGTCCAAAGGAACTTCATTCTTAGGATCTATGCACAACTTGTCGTTTGGCATACTTGTTTCACAATTCGCAAATGCATGAAAAGCTTTAGGCACCATTGGATCAACATCCTTCGTAACTGGGGCATTGGAAAAACCAAACGCCGCCGCAACAGTACCTACTGCTTTTGCCGCTGCCGATGCAGTGGATGCATATGAACCCAAGAAGGGGATACCTCCAAGCTTTCCAGTCACGGTAGCAACCTTATCAGCGAGACCTGACACAACCCCATCCTTTCGCAAGGCGGATTGCAACAGTTCCTTAGATGTGGGCGCAACCAGAACTGGATCATCGATCCACGCATATACTGAAACTGTAGTATCAAACCCGACAGCACCATTTGCCGATGACAAAGCGCTGTACACATAGAATGAAAGACGACCCATTTCTGCCAACTCAGCAGCATTCATAGGATCAATCCAGTTATTCTCATGTATAAAGGGGCACACTAGCTCAGCACTCGAAGCAGACTGCGGGGTCAACCAAACACCAGGCAACTGACTTGCCGGAACAAGCTCGTTGACTGATGTAGATCCCCGCAAAAATTGCCTTCGCGGCTCATATACTGCTCGAATCGCACCGTAGTAAAATGGGGAGGCATTCATCACAAACTTCAAGTGTAGTTTTCCATGAAAACGACCAAAATTCTTCACTTTAGGTTGAATCTTGGAGTCTGAGAAGTACGCATGCCACGGTGACGTCACTGCGCCAATCGTTGGAGTGGAGGCGTTCCATGTGAATCTCTGAATGTTCACGGGACGCGAAAGATAATTAGCCAGATGTGCTGCTTCATCAGCATCTTCATCATACGTTTCATCTAGCAAAGTCGGCATTTGTTCTACCTCTTCCGCCATCGCATCCTCGAAAACAAGATTCTCATTCTGAACAACCTTCGTTTCCTCTTCTGGGGGGCCATCCACCGCAATGGATGACTGCAATTCATTGGTCTCTTTCATAAAACCAAGCTGGGGGAGACCATCACCCATGCTTGCGAGTTTTTGTGTAAATTCTTTTGTGTTGTTTGTACATATTATCTGACGAGGTCGTACAACCCCTCGTTCAGTAGTGTTCGATTGAGATCCAGCCTATCTCTTCCCTAAATAGGGATTTCGGGGAACGCCCAGGCAAGAATCACTCATACCACCCACACTCCCGTCTCATTGAACTGAGAGACGAGCAGTTACTGTGGTGAGTCCTCCTCATCTTCATCGACCTCTTCGTCGATGTCAAGGGGTGTCTTCGATGTTCCGGAATTCCAGCGGTCCACTAAATCCTCCCACGAAGGGAAAACCGAGGGGACAACATAGTCTTCCAGACCATACATTGCGATCAGAGTGCGCATATTCTTCGTATGCAGTTCAAAGGACTCACGTCCATAATAGAAAAATTCTTGAACAGCGCTTCTGATAGCCGCAATAGCTTGTTGTTCCGGGCAAAGGAAGTCACTACGCACCGAGATATTCAGCATCTTTTCCAT